ACACCGAGCGCGCGGAACATAATGAAGAGGGGAATCTCTGAGCGAATGAAAGAGGTATTTAGGCGAATGGTGCGACCCATGTGGTTTGGCTTGGCGCTCAGGATTAGACTGGTCGTCTTCGGGGGAAGAAATACCCCATCGGGTGCTGAACGAATCTCTGCCGTTAGTCCCTCGGTTAGGCAGCCATTGGCCGCGAACACCAGCGTCTTATTCTCACTAATCCGGTCTTGGCTAATGACCACTTTCTCATTGCCATTGACGATGAAATAGCCACCGGGGTCATAGCGGCACTCTTCGCGGTCGCTGTTCTCTGAAATGCCAGGGATTTGGTTCAGGATACACGCTTTGGAGCGCACCATAATCGGAATCTTGCCCACATTCACATTCGGCACCTTGACCTCATTTTTCTCTTTAATATCGTCGGCATTGATCGTCTCGGTCAGAATATGGACATCCGCATAGAGGTTAGAGGCATAGGTCGGGTTGTTCATGCGGGCAATATGCGGCGTCATCAGAATCTGGCTACCATCCTGCTGCTGGAAGACAGGCTTGGAGAGCGATGGGTTCTGGATATTGATAAAGATTTTATAGGCGAAATCCTTTACGCTTTCCTTGTAGTTGTGGCAGATTTGGATAGAGTTAAATCCCTGGATAATCTGCGGTAGCTTCTTATCAATGAACTCGTTATAGCTCTCAATCTGCATCTGCACAATGGGGTTGGCATTCTCCTTGCCGCCGCCCTGAGCGAAGTAGCGGTCAATGATTTCCCAGGAAAGGTCTTTCATTTTGGATAGGTAGGTAGATGTGAGTGGGGTGGGATATAGGGGATATATAGAGGTATATAGATATTCAACTTCAATTTTTATTACACGGATTAAAGAGATAAGGCGTTTATTTATTAACGTATTATGAAGCTACAATATATGTCAGATATCCATTTGGAAACCTATAAACATGCGTTTCCATTGGAGCCTGTGGCGCCGAACCTGGCCTTGATCGGGGATATATGTGGTGTGTATCATAAGAATTTAAGGCCTTTTCTAGAAAGATGTGCGGCCAATTTTGAAACTGTGCTATATGTGCCAGGGAACCACGAATATTATGGGCATACGCTACAAGCGGTGGATGATTCTTTGGAATCTCTCTGTGCGGAACTGGGGATTGAATATTTACAATGCCGAACGGTAAAGATAGACGAAGTTGCGATCTCTGGCTGCACCCTGTGGTGCGAACCCACGGTGGCCGCATTTGAGCGCAAAAATAAAAGGTATTGGTTAAAAGATTTTCCCAGGGACGCAATGATTCTAGAATATCAGCGGCATCGGGCGTTTTTGGCAGCGGCAGCGGCGCAGTCACAAGCAGAAATCTTTTTGACCCATTATGCCCCGATGGTTGAAATGAATGGGATTTATCAAGATTTACCATCGGTGAGTATGTTTGCGACCGATCTAAAAAATATGTTTCGGGCACCACTGCGGCATTGGTTGTGTGGTCATGTGCATCAAAACTTGACCTTGATTGAGAATGGGATTCCTTGTCAGACAAATTGCTTTGGTTATCCACAAGAAGCCGATATTCACGCGTCCTTTGATTTACAGAAATGTGTGGAGATTTGATTTTTTATGAAGGCTTCACATTGTGGTATCACTGTGGTCAGTGTTCGCATTAGGATGGTAACGATATTGAACATTGGGAACTGGCGCATAGGGCATGTCATTTATAGTTATATTTAGCTCTATGATGAGGGCTTTATACCCATTTATTATGTTTTTTAAAAGTAGCTATATAGATGTCCGCAGATGGATTTAGCAAACTACCAGAGGTGATTTTAAATAAAGTCCTTAAAAACCTTTCACCTACAGAACTAGTAAGATTATCGGGAACAAATAAAGAGTTTCATAAGAAGATTCTAAAAGAGAAAGCTTTAACGGTTAAAAATAAGATTAAAACCGAATTCAATGGTGTTAATCCTAATGTTAATTACGAACTTTTAAAATTTCTTAACAGACAGTATCCTTTTATTATAGAGTTATTTGTATTAAATGAGAAAACCGCTAATTTATTAAGTTCAATTGTAGAAAAAACTCATTCAGCTGATGTAAGTGGTATAGACTATGCAAATCTGATTACAAAATATAGAACATTACCAAATGCTAACACATTTATATATTTTTACTTATACCGTTATCTTCTTATTGCTATGTCAAACCCTAAATTTAATAAAAATTTTCAAGATGCACTTGATTCAACGAATGAAAATGATATACTTGCAGCGGGAAATCAAATTTGGGAAACTATGGATGCGTTAGTAAGAACAGATGAACATATTCTTAATGCGTTCCACAATCATTTACTTCCACAAGAGATGCAAAACGAATGGGTGAGCACAAATAGTAAATTGCGCCAACTATTACAAGAGTATATGGATCGTTATAATGAGCGTATTCATGAGATTGAAGAAGAACGATTAAAACAAGAACGGAAAACAGCAGGAATACGTGAGGCAAGTATAAAGAATAAACATGCGCATGCACAAGCATCTAAGGTTCAGTTTCGTAGATTTCGTATTGAGGAGGCTAAAAAGCTTCGTGCGGCTTCAGCTCGCCCGGGGCCGTAAAGGGTTTAAACATTGAAGTGGTGTTAATCTACAATGGACGAGGACGTTACAAGCTCAAAACGTAAGTATGAAGCCGATACAGAAGTGGAGACAGAAGATACGTCTTCTAAACGCGCGAATTGCAAGGTCGCGTATCATTTAGCGCCGAATAAAATACTCTATCGCGATCCTTCGCGCAGCAATCGGTTTTATGATCATTGGGAGTTTGAAATTAAACAATTAAGTGACCTGATTTTGCTATCGGATTTTTATTCGCAGAAAAAAAAGGTCTCAAAGAGAAAACAACACAGTATTCCGTTTTATAAAATTTATACCCTGCACGAATCCATTATGCGCTTTATCAAAATGGTGGGCTTGGAAGATATGAAACGCGAAGTGCTAAAACTCATCGTCTTTTATCTACAGGAATTGGATGGGGATGGGAATCAAGACATGCTCCATACCGTGGTCTATGGTGGGCCAGGGGTGGGTAAAACGAAATTCATTTATATTCTCTCTGAAATCTATGCAGATTTGGGTATTTTGCCTGAACGTAAAGTGACCTTTGCCAAGCGGGCGGATTTGGTTGGGCAATATTTGGGGCAAACGGCCGTTAAGACGAAGCTGCTTATTGAACGCGCAATGGGCGGCATTCTGGTCATTGATGAGGCCTATTCTTTGGGCGATACCGAACAGAAGGATAGTTTCTCACGCGAATGCATTGATACGTTAAATCAATACCTGAGTGAATATAAAAGCGATTTTGTCTGTATTATTGCCGGATATAAAGATGATTTGGAGAGGCGCTTCTTTAAAACGAACCCTGGATTGGCGCGGCGTTTCCCGTTTAAATTTACCATTCCCGATTATTCGGCGGCGAATTTAAAGGACATTTTTCTGTCCATCGTGGATGAAAATAAATGGGGGATTGAAGAGGGGGCGATTGAGGTGGAGCTTTTGCATAAATATAAAGATCACTTTGTATTCAATGGTGGCGATATGGAGTTGCTTTTTACCAAGGTAAAGTTTATTCATAGCATGCGTGTCTTTTCGGAAGACCCGAGCAAGAAAAAGGTTATTACCAAGGGGGATTTTGTAAAGGCAGTGGAGGAATTTACCGACAATGAGGCGATTAATGAACAAAAATATATGAAAGAGTATTTGAAAATGCTATACATTTAGATGGGTAAGGGTATATTTATTGACCATCTTATAGACATGGTCTTTGATTTTTTTCTCTTCAAAGTGGGAGCTTATTTTTTTGAAATAAGTGGAGATATCCGCATACATGTGGTTTATGAAAGGTTGCGCGCCGCCGGGGTGTTGATAGATCCATTCTGTCACGTCAATAAGCCTTATGTGTTCCTCACCGGGCAGCTGCAATAAGACCCACTTTACTTCTGGGTAATGAATTTTAAAGGCTTGCAGTTCGGCCTTGGTAATGCTAGGCTTATTTTTAAACTCTTTCTTATAGGATTGGGTGGCACCGCCAGAGATGGAGGGCGTATGCGTATGCGTAGGTGTGGGAGAGGCGTTCTTTTTGAGTTTGTGGAGGGCTTCTTCTACCGTTTCTAGGGCACCTTCTACCCAGCCTTGACGCATGCTGTAACTTTCTCCGACGATTGAGATACGCGGATGGATATTGGCCAACTCTTTTCGTATCTTTTCCGGATCCACATTCGGTATCCAGACATGCACACCTTCTTTCCAATAATAGGATTCTGTCCATACGAGTTCAGGTATCTTTTTTGAGGGGAAAATCTCTTGGAGCTGTTTTCTTAACTGCTCTTGCAATACCGTAGCGCCTTTGTCTGAATAAATTTTCCAATAATCTGCGTCAAATAAATCGGAATAGGATACCATGGCAATACCATTCAGAGGGTCTATCGGGATAAATTGCCTGATCTGTAAATCGGTGGTAAATTTAGGCAGATCTTTAAACCATGGCTTTGCAAATTGGCCATAAATGCGATGCAAGCTGACGGGGACGATGGTATCTAAGAGGGTTTTTGTATAATCGTTGAATATGGGGATATCTGTCAAGGCCTTTTTTGGTAGGGCCAAGAATAAATAATCCGCTAGAAATTCTTTGCTCTTGCTTTTCGCTTTTAATTTAAACCCATTGTCTGTATCTTTTATTTTATCAATCGTGGTTTCTTTGTGGATAGCGACCCCGTTCTTTACTAAATCGTGTTCCATACGCGATACGAGTTCGGTAAGACCTTCTTTGCAGACGTAATAGGGATACTTATTGGTAAAATCCTCTTGGAATGTTTTTAAGGCCGTATATGCGTTTTCCACTAAAAACTCAGCGTTGTATCCAAATGCCTCTATCAGTAGGCGGGTTTTCTTGTATCCGAGCGCCATTTCACACAATTGACTGAAATTAATTTCTTTTAATAGCGCATTGGAAATGTTCTTACTATATTCGGTAACCTTTTGGAGAAGAAAGGGTTCATTTACTTTTACAATGGGTGTCTTGCATTCTAAGACGGGGAAGAAATCTTTTTCGGTAGGAAGTTGTGTCAGTGTTAGGCCATAGTAGTGTATTAAATGAATTAGTAGGCGATGGCCTTCATTGAAGCGACCTGCACCGGCTTCTAGAGGAGGCATGCCCTCTTTATAAATGGTATGGATATTGCCACCAAGTCTCTCTTTTTTTTCAATCAATGTTACTTTCCATCCTAATTTTATACATTTTAGGGCAGCATACATTCCTGCGATTCCACCACCCAGTATAACAACGTGCTTCATTTATTCTATATAGGAAAATTAAAATATTTAAATCTGTTAAGGAAATGACATGGCAACAGTTCTTATGGATAATTATTCCATCTATATTCGCTATATTAATTTGGATAAAGTATTATCGGATTGAAGAGCCGTTTATATCTACCGAAGAGAATCAGTATCTCATTGAACTCTATCTCTCGGTGCTGGACAGAAATCCTACGGCGGCTGAATTAAGCAAGCATATCAAAGCGCTGGATCGTAATGAATATACCATGGGTGAATTGGAGATTCGTCTCTATAACTCGGAAGAATACAAACGTTTGGTAAAAACACAGAGTAACGTTCTCTCACCAGAAATGTCTCGGATGATTGAAGAGAAAGAAGTAATTGCTTACGTAAAAGATCTGTATCAAAGAGTATTGAGTAAAAAGCCTGTTAAGGATATTCTATTGCCGCTACGGGATTTGTTTATCTACTTTGATTACAACGCCTATAAATTTATGGCACTCTTGCGGCATACGAAATACACGGACTTTGAAGATGAATTCAAGAGCAACAAGAATCTATCCAAAGAGGCGCTGATTGAGCTCTATTTAAAGACCTTTGACGACGAACTGCTGACTAAAAATGGGGAAGCATTGAGAAAGACGGAGAAGATTACACCGCTGGGTCGTAAATTTGAGAGCAAAGATATTACTGGGGTCAGTGGTGGTAAGATTGATGGGGCTCTGCTTGGACTCAGTGATACCGATACCAATCTATTGCTAAAATATCTGAAAGAAAAGGGTTTGTATGGCAATAAGGATGAGGCCGGTATGTATTTAGCCAATGGCGGTGAGGAGGCGGGCGCAGGTGTGAATTATTTCCCTACAGAAACGGTGACGAGCACGGGGATGTGCACTGGACAGAGAGTCTATTTACCGACGGAAAGTAAAATTCGTCAAACTAGCTTTGGCTTTTCCGTGCCAGAGAAGCATCCTCCAGTATGTATTCCCGTGGGTGGTAAAAGTCCAGTGTCTCCCGTCGTATTTGGAGACTTACTAGGAACGTCTTTGGATGATGCCAATCACACGCAAGTGGGGTCTATCATGCCGAAATTTGAATACAATGAATATATTGAGATTCCATGGCAGGGAGTGCCTTCGGGTATGCCGACCACTGGCCCAAGTAAAAATACCCCCGGTGTGGCACCTGCTGCTGCGGTAGCTAAAAAGGAATCAGTGGAGGCGGCACAGGGCGCACCAGCACCAGAGGCCAAAGCGGCGCCGGCGACACCAGCGACAGCAGCCCCGGGCGCACCCAGTGGTTCTGCCGTAAATAAAGGCGCGGGTATTGGTGGAACCAGCACCATTAATATAAATATTACAGGAAGCGCGCCGCCCGCAGCAGGAGATAATACTGCACGTGATAACATATTAACATGTATCTCAAGTGGAGGTGTTTATAAAAATAATAGCTGCGGATTGGCATCCGATTATAATATGGCGGCAGGTAGCTCAGGCTATACAGACCGCTGTAAGGCAAGCGGTGGCGATCAATATAAAATAAATGATGCTTCTTTATGTAGCTATTAGCGGGCATTATTGCTCGCGTCACCGCTTAGCTCAGTAAGAGGGGGTCACCGCTTAGCTCAGTAAGAGGGGGTCGCCGCTTAGCTCAGTAAGAGGGGGTCGCCGCGCAACCGCAGCCGCCACCTTTCTGCACTGTTTTCTTCGCGGTGGCAGTGGCCTTCGTTTTCTTTCCACCGC